ACCAGAAGCAGGTTCTGAAAACAAAGGCGTAGCTAAACATGCAGTACGTTCAGGGGTAAACTTCTTAATGCAGAGTGTAGCCTCTGATGTTAATTTATATGGTGTTATTGACTGTATGGATTGGATTGAGAAAAACAATCTTAATGAGTTAATTATTCCATTCACAGTAGTACATGATTCTATTGTTGTGGAAGTACACGACTCTCAGATTGATAATTGGGTTACTAACTCTAGAGAGTTAGTACAAAGAGATAGAGGTCTATCCATTCCTAATTGTCCTATCGGTCTTGATTACGAAATTGGGCCAAGCTGGGGCGACCTACGCGACTATAAATGAGTAAGTTTACCAAAGTAGTTTTTCCCTATTTTGGTCTTATTAATGTGCCTAAAAAGATTATATACGATGGAGATATAGTATTCGTATATAAAAACGAGTCGAAACAAAAATTCGTGCTAGATGATAGGTCTCTATCAGGAGAAAGTTATCTAGCACGAATGTTTCAGATGGAAGTAGAAGGATACCCTTATTCTAAGTTAACTTTTGATATTACTTGTAGAGATGTAGGAGAGTTAATAAGGTCTAAAAGTAAATGGGGAGTTACCCATAAAGGCGAAGTACACGATCTATCGAATACTAATAGGTATGTGGTAGTTAGTAAAAAAATTCACAGAGTAGCTAAAAACTACCTGTGGCTAAAAGGAATCAGTTATCCTTTCAAAGTACCTGTTAATCAGGATATACCGAAAGACACTTTCTACGGGAGTGTAGTGTATATTGACTACAGGTGGTTCTTGTTATATACAACAAGTACTAAACAGAAAGATACTGTAAAGTACCTATAATGTCAAAGTTAAATATTGCGTATGCTATTATTTCAAATCAGATATTTATTAAAAAATCTGATATTGAAGACGTAGCGTTATTCGAAACTATTTATACATATCCACTGAAAGAAGAGATCTTCCATAGTTTTATATATGATGAAGCTTCAGATATGTATGCTGTTCCCGCAAACTCGTACCATAAATTAAATATAAAAAAGTATGATGATCTTAGGGTGTACTCACCTTATAATCAGCATTACGATTTTATGGCGAAACTTCGTTATCAACAACAAAACGTAGCAGATAAATTCTTTCAGCAGAAAGATAGGATTAGAAGTGGGTTATATCAAGCTAAGTGTGGTTGGGGAAAATGTAAGCCTTATTTTTCCAAAGTATTAACAGATAAAGGGTATTTAACCTTAGAAGAATTAAAAAATAATTATATAGGCACTACTATAACTAATCATAAGGGTAATTATAATATAAAATCTTTTTATGATAATAAAATAGAAGAATGTTTTCAAGTCAAAACTCAATTAGGAAATTTAATTCACGGTACGGGAAAACATCCTATCTTAACGTGGGACGTTTCATTAAAAGAATTGGTATACAAAACTATTAGTGAAATAAATATAGGAGATTATGTGGTAGGAAAATATAATACTCATATGTTTGGTAGTTCTACTATAGAAGATCCTTATTTGTTAGGTATGTTAATAGGAGATGGTAGTTTAACTATTAAAAATCTTATAGGATTTGCTTCAGCAGACTATGAGTTAGAAAACTATTTCATAAATAAATTTAAAGATTATAAGATAAGAACAGTAATTAAAGATAATCATAGAGAGTATTTTGTAAGGGATAAAACTTTGTATGAAAAATACGTATCTAATTATAATATAGATTGTTTATCTATTAATAAACCTATATGTAAAGAATTAAGAACATTAAATAAACAACAAACTATATTACTCTTAAAAGGGCTATTTGATACAGATGGTTGTGCTAATAATGATGGTACCGTAGAATTTTGTTCTAGTTCTAAAGATATAGCTTATTATGTTTTTGAACAGTTACTTAACTTAGGGATAATTTCCAGAATTAGAGAAAAAACTACTACACATAATAATACTTTTATCATAGATATTAATTCTAAAAATAATAATGAAAAATTTTATAATATTATAGGTTTTAATATAAAACGAAAGCAAGACAGGTATAAAATTATAAAAAACAAAAAATCAGGGAGTAATACTACAGGTAATTTTATAGGATTAAATTATTTAATATACGATATATATAAAAATACTTTGTTAGGAAAAGGACTATCAACCAAATTTAATAACTATAGAAAAAATAATATTAGTTTAGATAAATTTGAAGAAGTATTAGATATTTTTAATAGTAATAATATTGAAGTGCCTGAAAATATTAAAGAATTAATAACGTGTTATGCTACTAAAGTAGTTAATAAAATAAGTATAGGAAAACAACAAACTTATGATATACAGGTAGGCGATATTTCTCATGCGTATGTATCAGAAGGGGTTATTAACCATAATACTTTCGTAGGTTCCTATTTTATAAGCAAATCTCAGCTACCTACTCTAGTATTAGTACACTCTAAATTACTATGGGAACAATGGTATGATGAGATTAAAAGTCAGGTTCCTGATATCCCTGTAGGGATAATTGGAGATAGTAGATTTGAGCCTGATGTAGTAACTATTGGTTTATATCAATCAGTATATAATAGGATGCCTGAAATTAAAGACAGGTTTAGTATGACTATAGTAGATGAAGCACATCTTTGTCCTGCAACTCTATTTTCCTCAGCATTAAATGGCTTATCGTCTAAGATTAAGATTGCTACAACAGCTACCCCTTTTAGAAAAGATGGTAAGCATGTAGTACTACCAGATTACTTTACTCCTTTTCGGGTACAAGCTGAAGACTATGAAGATACTATAGACCCCTTTATAGAGATAGTTAAGTCCGATTTTACCTTTAATGTCCGTAATCCTAAGGCTGAATGGGCTAGAGCCATAAATAAGCTAACCAAGAATGAGAAATATATTGATTATATAGCTCATATTGCTAATACAAATATAGTAAAAGAAAAAAGATGCCCTTTGATCCTGAGTGATAGAGTAGATTTTCTAAAGGAATTACAAAAAAGAATACCTGATAGCCTATTAATGATCGGTGCTACAGGTAAGGGTAAAGATGAGGAAGAAAGAATGGCTTTGCTAGCACAGGTAGGAACTAAGTATTCCTGTGTGCTAAGTACTAAGTTATTTGATGAAGGTGTAAGTTGTCATAGATTAGATACTCTTATACCTACATGTCCCCATAATAATCCTCATAAATTAGAACAAAGAATAGGGAGAATACAAAGAGATCATGTAGATAGTCAAGTACCTAAAATGATTGATGTTTTATTAGGTGGATTGATTGTTAGTAGACAACAAATGACCCGTATGCAATGGTATAAGTCTCAACGGTTCAACACGGTACCCAAAACATATTAAATATTATGACCTATTTGTATAACTGGACAGACATTAAATTAAAAAGCAAAGACAACCTTGATGCTATTTTGATCTTGTCATATGGGGTTACAATAGGTTATAATAATATTATTGCACAATCAAGTAAGGAATTGTTTTACAAGTTACAAATTAATTCCATTCCTGCTTATTTGTTTCATAGACGTATATTAGTTGTCGATAGACAACAGAATATAATAATACGTTATCAGAATGATGAGCCTTTATCCTATTTTAAAGGTAAGGACTTTTTATTCAAACCACTTCATCCTAGAATAAAGGCAGAGTATCTTTATGCTATGTCTAATAGACCGATAGGTGATAATAGTTCATTTGTTCCTTTGATTTATTTCACGGAAGAACTTCAAGACAAATTATCCAAAAATCCACTTTTACATCTAGATGATGACAAATTTTACTTCATAGAAGAAACACACATATAAGGAGATTTTATACATGGTAGCATGGGATAAAGCAAAAGGAAAACAGGGCGGCGGCTCTGGTGACGGCGATCGTCGCGAAATTGTACGCTTAAAGTTAGAAAACGGGGACACAAAGGTTCGCTTAGTTGGTGATGTTCTACCTCGTTATGTTCGTTGGGTTGTTACTAACGAAGGTAAGAAATTCCCTGTCGAGGCACTAAACTTCGATAGAGCCACAGAAGAGTGGAATAATTCACTTCCTGACCCAATGTCAGAAGTGCCAGAAGAAGTATTCAGTGATAAGCCACAGTTTGCTTATGTCTGTAATATTATTAATAGAGGCAGCACACAAGTAGAGCTGTTCGATATTAAGGCTACTATCTACAAAGAAGTAGTAAATTATGCAGTCGATCCAGACTATGGTAACCCAGCAGACGAAAATGAAGGTTATGATATCACAGTAACTCGTGAGAAGACTGGGCCACTTCCTCAGAATGTTAAGTACTCAGTACGCCCAGGCCGTGCTAGTAGTCCTCTAACAGACGAAGAGAAAGCTATGGAGTTATACGACTTAGACAAGATTTTCAAACGTCAAACTTATGATGAGCAAAAACAATGGCTCCTTAAGAATACAGCTTATTTCCTAGACGATGCAGGCAATGAAGCACAGCCAGAATCAGCTGAAGATTTAGATTAATGGGAAAACAGTCATTAAGTCAAATGGCTAATGATACTAAAAAGGAAGGGGAACCAGTTTCTCCTTCCTTGAATCATTTACAAGCGGTAGAAATTGACCAAGAAAAGCTAGATAAGGCTAATATCTTTTTCGCTACTCCTTGTTATGGTGGACTTCTAACAGACCAGTATTTTTTAAGCCTGTTTCGCACATTTCAAGAACTAACACAAAGAAAAGTTAACTACAGTATCACTACTTTACGTAATGAAAGCTTAGTTACACGCGCACGTAATATCCTAACAGCGATGTTTATGGGTTCTGGTGCAACACATCTATTCTTTATTGATGCAGATATTGAATTTAATCCAGATGACGTATTACGAGCAATCACTATTGACCAGCCAATTGTGGTATCTGCATACCCTAAAAAAGCATTACCAATTCAATATGCAATAAACTTTAAGTTTATTGATCCAGTACAAAAACAAATCAGAAATATTCCGGGGGCTGTAGAAGTCCTAGATGCAAGTACGGGTTTCTTTTGTATTAAGAGGGAAGTTATTGAGAAGATGATGCATGAGATGCCTGAGCTTCATTATAAAAATGATAGCAACTTAGACCCTAAATTTCAGCAATACTGTTATGCTTTGTTCGATACGTATATCGACCCAGAGGATAATAGATACTTATCTGAAGATTATACCTTCTGTCGCAGATGGCAGAAAATGAATGGTCAGATTTGGCTTGATCCTTTCACTAAACTTAATCACGTTGGTTCTTATACCTTCGAAGGTGATGTGTCTCAAGTTATATCTCAGGGTAAGTAATGAATATTTTTAGAAGAAAGAAACTAATACCTACTCCAGAAGAGGCGTTAGACTTTGCTATCAGAGATATTCTAGTTAAATTAGATTCTTTATATGAGATGTATGAGCCTGAAGTAGTTATCAGTACATTACTTACTCATATACAGCACACGTCCAGAGTTGCACATAGTGGAATTAGTAATCTACAAGTATCTGAAGTTATGTATCAGATTGCAGATGACTATGCTACTAAAGAGGAAGTAGAATCCCCCACTCAAAAGTAACGGAACTACGTTCCAGGTGACCACCTTATAGAACTACGTTCTAGCATTTATCTAAGATGCGGAGCATTGTTCATAAGGTGTTTCACTACGTGATTAGCGTAGTTTCAAATTAATCACAAATAATACTAGCATACATTTACTAGAAATACCAACCATATTTTATGATATTTAAAAGGAAACACCACTAGTCGAATATAATGTAAAAATTACTCGACAATTCGATTGGTACAGAGTATAATATTAAAGATGCAAAAACTTAGAATGTTTCAACAAAGATTTAAAATAGGATTAAACTGGTATCTCAAAGCAGGACCAGAATTTATATATTTTGAGAAAGGATATGACTGGGCGGTACTATCTTTATTTTGCTTTCAACTAAGGAGTAGTTGGTAATGGACGAATCAACATTAATGTTACCTGTCAATTCTAAAATGACAGAAGAACAAATAGAAAAACTTTCAGATTGGATTAGATACTATGGAGCTTTCGATGCTTTTGAAAAAGTATGCTTCGTAACTAATAATAAGACTATAGTAATCAACATAGGAGAATAGACATGACAATAATGAAATTTCCTGTAGTAGGAATAGAAAGTGAAAAAGATATTGATAAGATCGAAGAATTAATTAGAGAGAATAAGTTCTTCGCTCAATTTGAACAAGTTAATATTGTTCATATCAGGTGTACAGACGATGATCCTAATACTATTTATAGGTCTAGAGAAGTTATATTAAATGACTAAGATACTAATGTCTGCCGATTGGCACATTAATCTACATAAAAAGAGTGTACCTTATGACTGGCAAATTAATAGATTCAAAATGTTTTTTGAGTCTATTTATGCTTTGGAGCCTCAACATGATATACATATTATAGCAGGCGACGTATTCGATAAAAAACCTCAGACAGATGAAATTTGTTTATTGCTGGATTACTTAAACAAATGCACCATACCTACATACATAATTCCAGGCAATCATGAGGCAACGCGTAAGGGTGAGTCGTTCTTAGAACACTTTATCATACACAATGCCGTTAATAATGACCTTGTTAAGATTTATACCAAAAATACTCGGGTAATTTACGACGATTTCGGGATTCAATTCTATCCTTATGGTGAAATGCAGAAGAATAACCTGCCTGAGCACCATCCAGAAGATATACTTATCACCCACATTCGTGGAGAGATACCTCCACACGTAACAGAAGAGTATGATTTCGAACTAATTCGTCCTTGGAGATTAACTCTTTTAGGAGACTTACACTTTTATCATAAGTATAAGGACTTCAATGTTTGGTATCCAGGAAGTCCTATGAACGTGACTTTCGATAGAAACCCTACTCACGAGTACGGTGTTTTATCCATTGATAGTACAAATATGAAGCCAGATTTCATTCAATTAGATTTACCTAAATTACTTCGTGCAACTATTAGTGTTGGTGAGGACATGGTTAAAGATAATTGGAATCATGTTATTTATGAAGTAACTGGTAGTGTAGATGAATTAGCTAAGGTTAAGGATAATGTCCTATTAGATAAGAAGATTGCCCATAAGCCTGACGAAGATAGTGTATTAGATTTAAAAGATTTATCTGTACTAGACGAGTTAAAGCTTTACTTAGAGTATAGTAAAGTAGAAGATGTTAGTGGTATAATGGTAGCATTTGTAGATTTAAATATAGGAGTAGAATAGATGAGTTGGGGTTACCATCTTATATTAGATTGTAGACAAGGTCGTAATATAAATAAAGATAGAATACTTGCACCAGATAATATTATTGATTTAAGTATTGGAAGACAGGCTTAGTGTTAGAACTAAATAGGGTATATTGGGCGTATAAGGGTGGTACCTTTATGCGCCCAGAACAATATAAAGGTGTTCATGTTAACGTTCCTAGGTATAAAGTATATGGTAAGAATATTAAAGTAGACCTCCATAGCTTGTCTAAAGCTTTTGGTCATGTATACAAAGACTATAAGTTTGTTATAGCTATGAGTGGTGGCATTGATAGTGAGATTACTGCCGATAGTTTTTATACTAATGATATACCTTTTAGAGCTATTACCTTAGACTTATTTAATAGTAAGAATAGGTATGATTATGTGTACGCGTATCAGTATTGTAAAGCTAGAGGAATAGATCATAAAATACATAAGTTAGGATTAGATAAATTTATTAAGGATACTATTCCCAATGCTGTTAAACACGGACAGTTTACAGATAGCCTGAGTCAAGTAGCCTTAACAGACTTATTCAACTATGTAGCTGATGATGAGATACTGATTTTTAGTGGTCATAATCCTGATTTTCATAGACAGCTTGGATGGGGTTGGTGGGAAGATAGTCCTAACTTAGTTAAATATGCAATCAATACTAAAAATAAGTTCTTTACTTTTACTAGTTTAGAACCTATATTTATGCACTACAAAAGAAACTTCAATTCTAATATGCCCGGAGATAAAGATAATACGTTTATCTACGAACAGTTCCCTGACCTAAGAGTACGAGAAAAAAGAACAGGCTGGGAAGTTCTAGCAGATGTTCAGTATGAGTATCATGAATTATTAGATAAACCAGTGGATTATATTACAAAAGAACCTATATCAGTGTTCATTACGTGGAGATAGCTATGTGGAAAGAATATCATTCAAAACTTGACGAATCGGTTAATTTTGTTAAGAATAAAGAAAATGGACTGTTAGAAACCAGGTATGTTAGGAGAGATAACTATGTTATATGTTACTTATCATCACATAATGGATGTAATAAATCTTGTAGATTTTGCCATTTAACTGCTACTAAACAAACGTATATGACAGATACTACTATACAAGAATTTATTGAGCAGTCTACACAAGTATTAAAATACTATAGTAATATGGCGCCTGTTAGTAAGATTCACTATAATTGGATGGCAACAGGTGAACCTTTTGCTAATAAAGCTATGGTTACTAACTTTAGTATGGTTAGAAGGCATTTACAGAACTTAGCAACTGAGTTTGGGTTAGAAAGTAAGTTTAATATATCAACTATTATGCCAGAAGGTATGCCTGATCTTTATCATATCGTAGGTGATTTACCTGTAGAGATATATTACTCTATGTATAGTCTTAATCCTAAGTTTAGAAAACGTTGGATACCTAAAGCAATGGACCCTTTCGAGGCTTTGAAAACCTTGAAAGCTTATCAAGATATTACAGGTAATAGAATTGCTTTCCACTGGACCTTTATTGAAGGTCAGAATGATGATTTATTTACAGTAAATAGAATAGCAAAGACATTAAAAGAGTATGATTTCGATGCTAAGTTTAACTTAGTAAGATACAATCCTTACTCAGAAAAACAGGGACAAGAAAGT